GTAAGAAAATCGGTGATGGTGTAGTAAGGGGGTACAATACTTTTAAGAACAATTTACAACCTGGTATGAACGATATAGTCGATGCAGCCAAAAAATATGGAATAAGGGTATCAGCAGGCGATATTAGTAAAAATCGTTTTATTAAGGCCATAGAGTTAGGTTTAGAAGACACTCCAATAATAGGTATGGGAAGTTTTCGTAAAGCACAACATGATGAAGCAAAAGTAGCAGTAAATAATGTAGTTGAAAATCTAAAAGATAAAATGTCAGAAGTTAACTATAAAAGCTTAAATAAAATTCAAGAAGCCGCAAATAATGGAGATCCGAAAGCAGAGCAAATCATGAATCTTGTTAAAAAAGCTGGAGATGATTCAGGGAGAGTCATGCAGGTTGCCGCTGGCATTAAAGACTGGAGAAGTCAGCAATTGGTTTCAAGTATGTTTGATAAGGTGGAACAGCAATTCGGTAATTCTCGAATACCAGCTAGGCAAATGCTGCAAACGATTGATGATACAATTATTAAAGATTCAAAGACTCTTCCAAATAAAGAATTAATGGAGACTTTGAAAGTGATCAAAAAAAATTGGGGGAATAGGAATAATCTTCAAAATTTTCAGGAGCTTAATAGTCTTCGAACTAAATTAGAGGAAAGTAGTAAGCAATCGAAGGACAGTAGTACAAAAAATGCTTTTGATAAAACTATAATAGCCATTGATAAAGATATATCTGATTTTGTATTGAATTCAGGAAATACTTCATTGATTCAAAATTTTAAGAGAGCAAAGACGGTTGCTAAAGAGCTTCAAATAGGTAACGGTGAAGATTTAGCTAATTTAATGAATAATGAGACACCGGATCAAATCTTTAAAACGTTTATTCAAGCTGAAAAAGGCGATATGGCGGCAAATTTCTATAATAAATTAGATACCAAAGGACAAGCTGCTTTACGTTATGAAATGGCAAATCAAGCACTTAACTTGGCTACTAATAAAGGCAAAGATGTATTTAACCCTGCTACTTTTTCGCAAGAATTTTATAACTTGTATAAGCCATATCAAAAGATTTTTAAAGGCTCAGATAAAGCGGAAATGGATGGGTTTATTAAATTGATGCAACACGTTGAAGGTGCAGGACAATATGCGGCTAGTCCTTCAAAGCTCTCATTCCCTATATCAGAAGGAGAAAATGTAGGAAAAGCTATCCTTAATAATCCGAGCAAATTGTTTTTAAATTCAGCTTCAGTTTTTGGGCTATCAAAACTTTTTACTACCAATACAGGTCGAAAAATTTTACTTTCTGCTAATGACCTTCCTCCAAACTCTCCAAAGCTAGCAAATTTACTTAAAATGGCGCAGAAATTTTCAGTAACAACAGGTTCTAATTTAACCGAACAAAACCAATAGCCGCCAGTAAGGTGGTTTCAATCAGCAAATAGATGTCGTTCCACGACAGGATTTAGCACTTTATGTAACTGGCAATTATTGACAAAGTGCTAACATTGAGCTGTTGACGCGTTTGCGTAATACTGTATAACATGCCTTACAACAACCCTTTTTTATCAATTGATAAGAGGGTTTTTGTGTCATTAATATAGGGCAAACAGATGAACAAAGGTATGAAGTACTTTTACTGAAGGCATCATAGCAGCTTTCGTATTGGCACCTAGAGTTCCAGTACAAGCTGTTAAACCTGTCGAGATTGAAGAACAAAGACCAGTTGGAAACTCAGCCAAGCATTGGGAAACTGTTGGTAAAAGAATGACTGCTGGTACACGGAAAATTGCACGCGACTTACGCAATGCTCAACCTGAATTAAATTAACTTTGATTATTTATAATTTATGTCTCAACATAATAAAACTAAGCGCGGAGTAGCAACAAAGACTGGTAATAATGTCTCAGTTGCGGTAGAAGAGGCTGAAAGCTACTCTCTGTACCCACCACCAGAACAGGTTAAAGCATTTGAAGAAATTTAACCTGGTCTTGCTAGTAGACTCATGCAAATTTTTGAAAATGAACAAAATATGAGCCATGATGTAGCATGTCATCAAATGGCTGAAAACAATAGGATAAATACAGCAAATATTGAAAACCAAAAGCACAACTCAATGCTATTTTTATTGGGTTTGATTTCTGGTGTTTTTATTGGTGTAGGTATTCTAGGTGTTGCAATATATTCCTTATACATGGGCTATCCTTGGGTTGCTACAGCAGCTTTTTCGACTTTGGCTGCAATTCTTGTCATATTGGTGCTAAGAAAGATGCCAGCAACAGCAGATTCAGGAAAATCTCCTTCTAAAACTTAATTTTTAATTAATCATAAACCCACTCAATCGAGTGGGTTTTTTAATGCAGGTTTAAAATGACAGCACACCCATTAACACCTGTGCGATATCGAGCTTTTGACAAAAATGGGCTTCCGTTAACCGGTGGCCGTGTATTTGCTTATGAAGCTGGAAGCACAACGAATGAAAAAGATACATACTCAGATAAGGGTATGAAAAGCTTAAATACCTGGCCTGTCATTCTTGACGATACAGGTAGTGCATCAATCTATATATCCGGGGATTACTTTTTTCAAGTTTTTGATGCCCAAGGTAACTTAATTGAGGAAGGTGACGGCATAGCGGATGCTGAATCAATTGCACAGGCTTTGATTGACGGTAACTCAGGCAGTGCGAGCAATCTTGAGCAACGTGTGACTGACTTAGAGTCAGCACGTGATGAGCATACAGATCAGATCAATGAACTTAACGACACAAGCGATGATTTAAAAGAAAAAGTCAAAAATGAAGTTGAAAAAGATCGGGATGCGGCAATTAAAAAAGCGGTAGAAACTGCAACAAAGGATTTGACAAAAGAGTTTGAAAGTCAGATCGATAAATTAGCAGAGCAATTTGATAAAGAACTTGAAAAAGTCAAAATCCAAATTGATGGCATTTATATCTCACTCACCAATGTTGATCCAAAAACTATACTTGGTTATGGCTCTTGGCTTTTGATTTCAAAAGGTCGTGCAATAGTTGGTCTATCTGATGTTGCAGCGGATCCGAATTGGACAAAGATTGTCGGCAGTACATTCGGTGAGTATGACCACACACTCACTAAAGAAGAACTACCGAAATTCAATGCGAGAGCGGTAAAAGTCCAGTCATGGAACTGGCAATATGGACCAGGTAAAAGACCAGATGAAGGCTTTATTCCCAATTGGGATGAGGCTAACTCAATGTCAGGTGAAGATAAGCCGCATAACACTGTACAACCAAGTATGGTTTTTGCCATTTGGAAACGAACAGCTTAAGCACCTAAAGATGCTTTTTAATATCAATTTTATTCCAAGACAGTCATGTGGCTGTCTTTTTTTATGTCTGTCGAAAAGGAAAAATGATGAAAAAGAGTTTAGCTTTTTTAACCGGTATTTGCTTGGTCCTAAGTTCGGGTTTAGCAAGTGCCGTAACGCTTAATGGTTGGGATGTAGGAAATCCAACGGCTGTACGAGCATCTGGTCTAGTAAATGGATCTAAAACATTTGGTGATGTTACTAAAACCTCAAAAGCCTTGATTACACCAAATGCTTCACAAGTCTCAAAAATTCTTCGTGGTGGTGTAGCAGGTGTAGCACTGACAGTTGCGGTAAATGAACTATTAGATGGTGTTGATTGGGTATTAGATCCTGCAAATAATCAGATTAAATATAAAATTCCTTCTACTGATCCATTAGATCCAACTAATCAGTATTATTATGTTTCTGTTTATGATCCTCAAACTCGTTCGCCAAGTCTACAGGGGGCTATTGATAAAGCGGCAGCTCATTATTGTAAAATTAATAGCTACACGGAATGTACGGGTAAGGTAATATCACAAACTGCTGTTGATTCTTGGAAAGTCGAATTTTGTAGATCAGGTCCAGTTAAGGGGTGTCTCAACAATAATGCAGTTAGGCTTGCTAATCCAACTTATGATTCAACAGTAGAAAAAGAAAAAACTCTCCCACTAGATACTGCATCCCAAAAAGTCATAGATAACGCTCAATCAGGCAATACCGATGCACAAGTCGCTACAGTAGCAGCAGCTCAGAATATTTTGAATGAAGCTGAGAACGATGCAGAGAAAGCTAAACCAATTGTTCAGCAGTTGGAAAATAATTCAACAGATTTAAACCCTCCAGCATTATTATCAAAAGGTCGAAAACAAAATATTGATAATGAATATGTCAGAAGTGTCCAAAATAAAGAAAATGGTGATGAAGATCCTTGTGAGTGGTTGAAAAATCTACGTAATTCTGAACCTGATAAAGCGATCAAAAAGAAAATTAAAACTGCTGAAAAGCGTTTTAACTGTGATGGTAAAAATAGATTTGATAAGAATTAATGGAGAAATGAAATGACATGGGTTGTAGTTAGTTTTATTAGTGTGATTGAAGTAGTGGATGGTGAACAGACAGAGTTTCCTATTGAAGAAACATTTGTCTTGTATGAATTTAACACACAGGAAGAACTTAACCAAAAAATTCAAGCTGAAATAGACACGATTAATTCAGCTGGCGCAGAGGGTATTAGATATTACGAGCAAAACGCTAAACAATATTGTGTAGGTGTTCGGAAAATTAAAAATATTTTTGGTGATAGTCCTGAAGATGGTACAGAGTTAACTAACTCTTATATGACAGTTAAATCATTAGAAGATGCGAAAAAATTAGCAGAAGGTAAAACTGTTGAGGTTAACTATATTGATGATGATACTGAATTAACTACTGTGAATTTATTCTGGTATTTAGTTTCTTATCAATCTAATAGTATTTTAAAGGCCTGTTATATAAGTCTTTTAAATGAGCTCAATATAAAGTCTAAATCGGATATCAGCGTACTAGGATTAGAGGTGAGCAAGCAAACTAATGATCACAATATTGAAATTATTTCATTCACATATCTGACTAATAAAACAACAGAAGAGTTCAATAAATAAATTTCAAATCATAAAAAGGAAACCCCGAAAGCTGGTACTTTCGGGTTTTTTTATTGCCAAAAATAGGAGGGTTACATGCAAGAGCATGAAAAAACATTACTGACTTTAATTGCAATTGGAGGGCTGATTGGTATGAGTAAGCTTCTAGTTTCAACAGAAAAACTCACGTTCCGCGTTATTATCGGAAGAACAATACTTGGTTCTGCGTCATCATTAGTCGCAGGATTAGTTTTGCTTCAGATACCTAGTATTTCACCACTGGCATTACTTGGAATTGGTAGCGCTTTAGGTATTTTAGGCTCTACTTTTATCGAAGAATACTTAAAGAAGAATGCTAAGAAGTGGGGTACTTAATGAAAACAAGTGCTAATGGAATTAACCTGATTTGTAGTTTTGAGGGGCTAGAGCTCAAAGCATACGATGATGGTGTGGGGGTATGGACCATCGGCTACGGTACTACTATCATAAATGGTATTAAGGTTAAGAAAGGTGATACTTGTACGGTCGAACAAGCTAAAAGTTATATGGCTCAAGATTTAAAGAAATTTGAATCGGCTGTAGATACTTCTGTAAAAGTCACAATTACTCAGAATCAGTTTGATGCGCTTGTATCTCTTGCTTATAATATTGGTACTGGTGCATTTAAAAGCTCAACTTTACTTAAAAAGTTAAATGCAAAAGATTATAAAAGTGCAGCAGCTCAGTTTGATCGTTGGAATAGAGCAGGCGGTAAGGTTATGCAAGGTTTGATTAATCGTCGGGCTAAAGAGCGTAAATTTTTTGAGAAAGCTCTTTGATAATGCATGAGTTCAATTTCTAAAAGAGAAAGCGAATTTAGATAAATCAAAAACTATCATAAAAAATCATGATCTATCAAAGTGGTGTGTTACACATAAGTTACACAATGCATATCCTGTAATAAAAACTTTAAATAAAAACAATTATTTATAATTTTATTTCAACTCCCGCCATCTCCACCAAATTTGTAAATCATGATCTGTCACTTAGTTATACGATGTATCATGAAACTTAAAAA